TTGGGAGAGAGCGATAAGAACCAGGATGAGATAAAGGAAAATCCCGCCGGTCCGGAGGACAAGGACCAGGCGCGGGATGACGATCAATATGAGAAGGTGTGTTACATATGCCGCAGGCCGGAGAGCAAAGCGGGAACCATGATCTCCATGCCCGGGGGCATGAATCTCTGCCACGACTGCATGCAGAAGGCATTTGACACGGTGACCAAGAGCGGAATGGACCTTTCCAAGCTGCCCGGGATGCCATATATGAATATGAATCTCAACGAGATGAATTTAAACCAGCCCGGTATGGAGATACCCAAGAAGCAGAAGATCCGCAAGAAAGCGGACAAACAGCCGGCGCTGTCCATGAAGGATATCCCGGCGCCGCACCAGATCAAGGCCCGGCTGGACGAGTACGTGGTGGGCCAGGAGAAGGCCAAGAAGGTGGTCTCCGTGGCCGTTTACAACCACTACAAGCGCGCGTTCCTGGGCGGGAAGCCCGAGGAGGAGACCGTCTCCGGGCCGGACGAGGAAGTGACCATTGAGAAATCCAACATTCTGATGATCGGCCCCACGGGCAGCGGCAAGACGTACCTGGTGAAAACCCTGGCCCGGCTGCTGGACGTGCCCCTGGCCATCGCAGACGCCACCTCCCTGACGGAGGCGGGGTATATCGGAGACGATATCGAGAGCGTGGTCAGCAAGCTGCTGGCCGCTGCGGACAACGATGTGGCGCGCGCTGAAAAAGGCATCATTTTCATCGACGAGATCGACAAGATCGCCAAGAAGAAGCAGACCAACACCCGGGACGTCAGCGGCGAATCCGTGCAGCAGGAGCTGCTCAAGCTGCTGGAAGGCAGCACGGTGGAGGTGCCGGTGGGGTCCAACCAGAAGAACGCCATGACGCCCATGGCCACGGTGAATACGGATAATATCCTGTTTATCTGCGGCGGCGCGTTCCCCGACCTGGAGGAGATCATCAAGGAGCGGCTGACCAAAAAGTCCTCCATGGGCTTCGGCGCGGTGCTGCGGGACACCTTTGACAAGGATCCCAACCTGCTTAGCTACGTGACCAACGAGGATCTGCGGACCTTTGGCATGATCCCGGAGTTCCTGGGACGCCTGCCCATGACGGTGACCCTTCAGGGGCTGGACCGGGATATGATGGTGCGTATCCTCAGAGAGCCGAAGAACGCCATCACCAAGCAGTACGAGAAGCTGCTGGCTATGGACGAGGTCCGGCTGGTATTTGAGGACGACGCCCTGGACTGGATCGCCGGGGAGGCCATCAAGCGCGGCACGGGCGCCAGAGCGCTGCGGGCCATTCTGGAGGAGTTCATGCTGGATATCATGTATGAGATCCCCAAGGATTCCAACATCGGCTCCGTGGTGGTCACCCGTCCGTACCTGGAGAAGAGCGGCGGGCCGTTGATCCGGATGCGCGGCTGACATTGCCCTGTTGACACTCGAACGTTTATATTCGAACGTTTATATTCGTAAGTTTGTACCCGTACGTTTGTATCTGTGATTTTTTTCCGCAGATTTATTCCCGCAGATGAAGAAATGTCTGGAACAGATCCAGCGCGCCATACCCCCACTCGCGGTTGGGGGAGCGAAAGTTAATACAAACAACAGAGCGTTAAAGAAAATCGATAAAGTTTACGAAACTGTTATCTGTATTAAGATGTATTTCTTTTATAATCGAACGCCAAAATGCCTGTTTGTTCTGGCGGGACAGATGTTCGTACATTTCGTGCCAGCCGGAGTGCAAAACTGTCTCCAGCTCCTTATAGGATCGCTTGGGAACGGGGAGCGTCTCGATTGACATAGCCTTGATGTCGGACGAAATACGTTCATACTCAGAATCGTATTTTTCATCAGATATACGTCCTTTTTGGTACATGTTATTCAGCCGATCAAGCTCAGCAAGCAGTTTTTCCTTGCTGGGCTTTTTCTTTTCAACGGGGGCCTGAGCACTGATCCTTGTCAACAAAATTTCTTCCCGCTGGCGGTAACGCTCCTTTTCCTCATCGATATGACCGAGAAGATACTTTTCGATCGTGGCCTCGCTCGCTATCTTGCTATAAGTGCACGACTTTTTATAGCACCAGTTCTGGCAGCGATAATAGCGAAGAGGATCCTTTAGAGGTTTGCCAGTATGACTATTTTTGGTAATCCTATTTGCACTCATAGGACGCCCGCAGATGGGGCAATGTATCAGTCCGCAAAATAGATACACCTCTCCAGTTCCGAGATTGCTTTGATATACTTTGATATTTTTCCGATTGATTTCGCGGATCTGGATGTACTGATCGAACGTAATGTAAGCCGGGCAATAGTTTGGGTTTTCCCGGTAGGCACCAAAGTACATTGTATTTTTGCACATGGTTATAACTTGGCTCATTGTGATAACTGGGCCGTATTTTTCGGTCAAGTACAGAAACGCTCCGCGTTTTGATTGATGGACCAAAAAGTGGCGAAAGAATTCTTCCACATACAATTCGCGTTCCGGATCCTTCACGACAACTTTGGCACCAGATTCATTCCGAACCACTTTATAACCGTATGGCTGAGCTCCGGAGATGGCCTTGCCAAGGCGGACCGATGCCTCATTCACAAAGCATATGCGCTCAGAGGTCGTATCAGTTTCGTTCTGATTGATCGACAACATAATGTTGACATTCAGACGCCCCTCACGCGTCTCCATATTCATATTCGGCTCGGCCGTAGCGATCCAGCGGGCTCCATGGGCGTCTAAGATATCTTGCACCTTATAGAAATCACCAACATTTCGAAACCAGCGGTCCATCTTCCAAAAAATGATAACATCGATTTCGTTCCGTTTGACAGAACTTAGCAGATTTTTAATTTCTTTTCGATCACGTAGGTTTTTACGTGCAGTTTTACCCTGATCAGCATAGACGCCGGCCACTACCATGTCGTGATCTTTGGCATACTGGGTAAGATAACTTAGTTGAGCCTCCAGGGATTTGCCATGCATGGCCTGCTCTGCAGTAGACACACGAATATAGATTGCACATCGAAGCACTTTTTTCACCACTTAAAATCATCTCCTCAAATTATACGAAAAAAGAGTACAAAAAAGACGCCCCTTGCCAGAACGTCCCTGAGATGATATAATGCAGTTGCATACTTTTTGTTTCTTATCATCTTCATCAGGGACTGAAACTCTGGAAGGGTAAGAATCTGCAAAAGTCTCCGTGTTCCCGCACGGGGGCTTTTGTTTTTTTAGTTCCGCGGCTGTACGTTGAGGTATTCCATCAGGGACACCTCCAGCAGTCGGGAATAATTCACATCATTGACTTCAGCCAATTCCTTCAGCCAAGATGGAATGGTAACATTCGTTTTGACCCGCCGGTTGCGCATTTCGTTCCGGACCAGATCCGGGAAAATTGTTACGGGAGATACGAGGCAGCCGTCGCTATCCTCCGGGGAAATTGCCAGGGACGGATCAGGAAGAACCTCGCCGCCTCTTTCCATGCCATACACATGAAGTTCCAGCGACTCCCTGGCGTCTGCCTGCGCCGCCTCGATATCCTTACCATATCCAATACACCCGGGAAGGTCAGGAAAGTATACACTGTAACCGTCTGCCGATGGCTCCAGAACCGCCAAATAAGTCAATTTCCGCATAATTTACACGCTCCTTTTTTGATGGCGGGGCTTTTATTTAAGCCCCGCTTGTTTTAGGATACTGTTTAATGTACCTTTTGCGATATCCCCGGAATGCTTTGGCACTGTGACCTTGCCTTTTTTGGTCGGATGTTCGTACTGCACATGCGACCCCTTTGTTTCGCTTTCGTACCATCCATCATCCCGGAGAAGTTTAACTATCTCTCGCACAGTCATGCCGTATCCTCCTTACATTATCCATTATACGCCTGTTCTGTGCGTATGTCAATAGATAATGCGCATAAATTATACGTATTTCAAAAAATTTCCGCTTTAAAACCATGACTAAGCAACCATTCCGTGGAGAATGCCTTCTTCTCAGGGGGAGCGCTGGGGAGTGCGCAGATACACTTGTAGATACCAGCCCAGAAAACCAGTTCATTATCAGGAATGGGCACGCCATATTTGCGGCAATATGTCAATAGCACATCCTTATCCATGGAAAACAGGGCCGCATCGCGCTCGCGCTTAAACGTCTCAATATCAAAACCCATTCATGCCACCTCGTCGAAGAAATCGAGTTCACAGATCGATTCATTTACGCTTTCAAGAACATCGTTGTTCTTGATGTAGGATACCCAGGCCGAGGGGTAATCCGACTTAACCACAGATCGCAGGTTATTATACAGGCTCTCCGCCGCAGCTGCCCACATTTTGTAGGCAGCTTTTTCCGTCTCATAATCAGACCACGGTTTTTTTCGCTTGGCATTCTGGCCGGCCTGGAACTGTCGGGCCTTGCGCAGGAATGTTCCGTAGCCGTCAAGATTGTTTTCCAGGTATTCAAGGAATTCTTTAAATTTCATAGAGCACCTCAATTCTTCGCAAGTAATTTGGTCAACCGTCACTATAACTAATTAGACGGTCGTTCAATATTATATTTGTCCGCAATGGAATCAAGTGCAGCATCGGCGCTTTCGTTCATTGATTCTAATGCTTTATTGTAATCGTCCATTGATTTATCAAAATCAAAAGATTCAGACTGCGATGAAATCAATTCATCGGTTGAATAATCATAAAAGTCTACATAGGGTTTCTGATCGTCTGCAACCCAATACACATGTTGATTCTCGTCATTTTCTACCAAGTAAAACAACCAGTGAGAGGTTGGTTTTACATATATACAGTAAAATCTTAAATTGCATATTTCAGTTGTCATAGTAATTTCAACATGGATTTCATAATCACCTTCTTCCTGAATAATAAAGTTTGTGTTATTAGGAACCTTGTAAATTCCTAAATCATACATTACTGTAGCAAGCTCCAAAGACAATCCCTTGGTATCAGGAATTTCTGACGTGATTTCATAATTTTCAGCTGAAGTACTACGGACTGAAATTTCCGAAGCACCGGTTGCTTCAATAGCGCTGGTCGTATCAATAGTACTTGCTGTTTCGACGACATTAGAACTATTACAAGCAGTTACGGAGACACCAATAAAAGCAATGACTGCGAGCACACTTTTTTTCGTCATAATTCTCCCGCCTTTTCCATACACAATCGATGGACTTTACCCATTGATTGTGTTCTTTATAATTTCTGATTATATTTCACTTGCCTTCCCTAAAACCTCACCCACCAATCGAATATCCTCACTGGCCGGAATATCAGGGTAATTTTTGTTGTGAGAGATCAAACGATCACAACCAAGCTCCTTAATAAAGCAGTCATTCCCGCGGGTAAATATACCAATATGGCCGGTGGGAATTTCCTCGGCTATCCGGACAAATACCTTATCTCCGTCGCGGTAGGTCGGCTCCATGGAGCTGCCGATAACACCGATCACAAAGTCCGCTTGATCTGATACCTTGCTATCAAGAACTTCTATGGTATCGCAGGGCACGGAATCGAAAAGATATTCGCCGCTGCCGGCAGAGGCCAAGCGCTGATAGTAGCTGATAATGCGGACGGGAGCCGGAGCGGGGGCCTCCTGCACGGCAGAGGCCAGGAGGCGCTCGAATTCCCATGAAATAACCGTATCCACATGCTTGCGACCAGTATCATCGAGATCACGATATTTTTTTATGAGCAATTTCTCCGCAGGCGAAAACTCATCGGCCCCCACAGCGAGCAAATAGTTTGGGGCGATATCCAATACTCCACACAGCAATTCAATCGTATCAGGATCGGGCTTATTTTTGTTGTTCTCCCAATCGCTAACAGAATTATGTTTAGCATCTATTTTTTCAGCAAGCTGTTTTTGAGTAAGACCTTTTAGTTTTCGAGCAGCTTTAATCTTTTCGCCAAAAGTCAAGTTCATTATCCGCAACCTCCTTATAATGAGATAGTAGCATAGTATTTCGATTTTGTAAATAATAAAATTTCGAAAAAACCGAAAAAATATATTGACAATTCGAAATAACCGGTATATTATGAAAATAACTTCGAACAAATCGAAAAAATGGAGGTGATAGCATTGGAGGTTGGTTTGAAGATTAAGAAGTATTTAGATAAGAATGGTATTTCACAGGCCCATTTAAGCCGGGAAACAGGAATTGATACAGTGAAGTTGAACCTTGGATTAAATGGAAATCGCAGATTTACTTTTGATGAGTATTGCATAATTTGCGGTGTGCTCGGAGTAAATACAGATTTTTTTCTGAAGCCAAGACTACCGGATAAGAAAGGAGCGTGAGAACCACGAATAAGGAAAAAATGGTATTCGAGAAATCAAGGCAACTCGTAGAACAGTTATCGGAAGCCGGACTTTCATTAGGAGAAGCCTTGGAAACATTGAGGCAAGCCGAGAAAATTGTCAGAGAGGCAATGTACATTTTAGCTCAAAAAAGATTAAAATCCGCCCTCAAAGATGCACTGAGGGCGGCAGCAGATCATAAACCGACAGGAAAATCGCCAGATTGAAAAATGTCGTCATTTTCGACATCATTGGGGTAGCACGAAAAATAACGATCTAGGGCCTGACTAAATTCATTGTAGTAGACCGTGGGATCTGGAGAGGCGTGAGCGCAAGAAGCCGCATAAAACAAGCCAGTCAAAGTATTGATATCTTTGTTAGTAAACACAAGATTTTCCTCCTTTCATCCATACTCGGCCCTGGCGGGGGCCTGTACATCCAGTATAGGACAGAGGGGGAGAAAAATCAATCAGGAAGCCAGATGAGAAAGGAGCGTGAGAAGCATAGGAAATCTCAAATTGAACCATAGCAGAAGTTATGAGTTTATAGCAAAAAACGGAACCGTGATAAAGCTTACGATCAATGCCGAGGTAGAAAATGCGCACAAAGATGATGTGCAAGAGATCCTGGCGGATTTTGCTATTAAAAGTCGAAATTTCTACCTCAGCTTAGGAGAGGCGATCAATAATACGCCTTAGAAAGGTGCAAACGCTGGGACAGATAAAACGATGATCGAAGCAACCACTGGCAATCCATATGATATATCGAAAGCGGAGGAAACAAGTACAACCGGTATCTCATACAATCTACCAGAGAGGAGTGGGAGAATGCTGGATATCAAAAATGTAGTAAAAGTCCTGATCCACCTGTTAGAGGAACAGGAAAACGTCAAAATTGAATACGAATTTAAAAACGAGGCCAACAAGGAGGTCAAAGCCGGTTAATCCGGCCACAATGGACAAGCATAAGGAGGACAAGCCAATGGCAAAGACAATAGCAGAATACTGCATCCGAGAGTGGACCAAGCGGAATTTTCCGGTAAAGGACCTGCACCTGGAGTTTACCGGCCCGCGCTGCGCGGTGCTCACCGATCGCAACGGGGACCGGATCAGAGTCGTATACCACAACGGGGAGGTGCAGCTGACAGATGCATGGTGATGACGAGACCCCCATATGGGACTTTGTATGCTGGGCCGTGCCGGCCACGATTGTATTGATATCGGTTTTCATGCTGACACTGCTGATCGGCACAGCACTGGGAGGATCATTATGAAAAGAGACACAAATGAAATGAAGGAATGGCTGTATGATCTGACAAATAGAAGGATCACAGACGATGCAATCGTGAAAGGATTCCTAAAGCACTACGCCTTGCATGGCTTGACCATAGCGCATGTACAGCAGGACATCCATTTTCGCACATGTTACAACGATGAAGATTGCAGAAGAGCCATGGAAACGCTGAAGGAAGCCTTGACGGCACACGCAAACGCACCAGAGCCGCCGGAGAGCCGGACCCTGGATGAGGTGCGGCAGATTGTAGCAGCTGTCAGAGCAGGGATCCCGATACAGGTTGCCTACGCGGATCTGGACGAGGACGAAAATCCATATGTTGTGAAACCGTGTTGGTGAGGTGAAGGATGGGAAGAAGCAGAGCAACGCGCCCTACGAGGGCACAGAAAGAAGCAATCTCCGCAGCGGGATTAATTGTAAAAAATTGGTTGGTAATCGCGGACAAGCCGGACGCATTAATCCTGGTAAGCCGTGGCAGCGGCCGGAGCCGGACAATCAAAAAGCCCCAGGCTGGCAGGCCCGGAGCACATTGAAAATTGGAGATTAAAAACCCCTGATATTATTGGCGTAATATCAGGGGAATGGTCCCGCACAGACCAAAATCTACACTTATTATTATACCTGTGCGAGGCCAAAAAGTCAAGGAAAATCAAGGCTTTTCGGCCTTTTTCGGACTCGATCAAAGGATTAACTTTGGAGGTAGAGGACATGCACAGGTATAAGCAGATTGAGTACAAGGCGGGGGCTACGCTGGAGATCATCAAATGCGTCCCTCGGGGACTGAGGACGGGATGGGGAGGGAAGAGGAAAACGAAGGAGGAGATCGCCAAAGCCAATATGCGGCAGGCGGCCCGCAAACTGGTGCGGAAGATCAACGCGAACTTCAGGCCAGGGGACTGGCATGTAATCCTGACTTACCGCAAGACGGCCAGGCCAGACCGGCAGGAAGCCCGCAAGGCATTGAGCAGGCTCCTGGAGAAGCTGCGGGCAGAGTACAGGAAGCACGGCTTCCAACTCAAATACATCCATGCGACGGAGTACGAGAATAAGGCGATCCACCACCATCTGATCATCAACAACGTGAACGACGGGAAGCGGACCACCTCAGACTACATCCGCAAGCTCTGGAAGGATCGCGGGAGCCCGAAGTTCGTCGGCTTATATGATGATGGGGAATACCAGAAATTAGCGGAGTACATCATCAAGGAGACAGAAAAGACATTCCGGCAGGAGGACAGCCCGTCCAAACAGCGATATTCTTGCAGCCGGAACCTAATTACACCGCGGCCGCGGCGCCGGACCAGGACTACCAAGAATGGCTGGGCCATGGATCCCAAGCCGAGGGAGGGTTATTACATATTACCAGGCAGCCTGTACAACGGGACGGACAAGCTGGGATACCCATACCAGCGTTACACGATGGTCAAGATCAATCCAGAGCCGGAGGACTGGGAGCCGGCACCCTGGCCGGACGAGGGAGGTGAATAGATTGACAAGTCAGGTCAACATCAGCATAACAGCAACCCCGAGTAAATACTGCGCTGTTCTGGCAGTAGAGAAGGGCGGTACGGTGCATAAAAAGGTCGTGGCGGAGGACCGCAAAGCCTCGATCAACAGCAACACACTCCAGGCCGCGATAGCTGCCCTGAAAGCCCTAAACAGGCCCTGCATGTTGGACATATACGTCAACAACGACTACATGACCGGCCCGATCCGCAACGGCTGGCTGACGGAATGGCAGCGCAACGGCTGGCGGAACGCCAGGGGGCGGGAGGTCAAGAACCGCGGACAATGGCAGGAGCTGGCCGCCCTAATGGCCCCGCATTCCATCCGCCTGACCTGCACCAGGGATGTGTAGCGTGAAAAAATCAATCATAGAGAATGATCCAACCGTCTGCTATGTCTGCGGCAGCCGGCAGGGCCTGGAGCGGCACCACGTATTTGGCGGGTCCTCAGATCGGGCATGGTCCGAGAAATACGGCCTGACCGTGCACCTATGCTACCGACACCACCGGGATCCGCGTGATGGCGTACATTTTGACGCGGCCCTGGCCGATCAGCTGCACCAGGAGGGACAGAGAGCGTTTGAGCGACATTATCCGGGAAAGAAATTTTCGGACATATTCCGCCGAAATTACCTGGACGGCTCGGCAGAGGAACCACCGCGAAACATCCCAATCAGCGAGGGGATCATCTGGTTAGACGAGGAGTAACACATGGACAAGGGGATCAGGGGAAACGCATGGAGCATTGAGAGCCTGCCGGAGGACGCCGGCCAGTTGGAGCGGGTCGGAGAGGCCCAGGAAGGGCACCGGATATACATATATTTCCGCGATTCCGTGGGCCGGTATTGGTATCGCAATATGATCATGACGGACCAGGGCCCAGTCTCAGAGTACGAGGCCATATTTGGGATCGGAAGAAGAGCGAGGAGAAGATCGTGACGAGCTTAATGATATTCTGCGCCGGCATGGCGCTGGGAATTGGCATTGGAATCGCCGCCGCCATCCTATGGACACTGGTGGCCGGAGACAAAGAATAAGGAGGATAAAACGTGTACGAAAAATTTGGAGAATTTGACAGCGCCGCGGAGATCAACCGCGCGGCCGCAGCCCAGCGGGCCGAAGGAGACGACGAGGCGATCCTGATGATCGCCGAAGAAAACGGTATCGATAAGGAGGACGCCCTGGACTACATCAACGGAGACGTTGACGAATTGGCGTCGCCCCTGATGGCTGCATATGGCAAGCTGGAGGTGGAGAGCAAGGTCCTGGAGCCCTACGAGATCATGGAGGACTGGCTGCAATACATCAGGATCCGCTGCGCGGAGGATCCCAGACTGGCCCTGGCCGTCCGTAGGAAGGGCAAAAGCCTGAAAGGCTGCATTGCCGCGCTCTTGGCGTGGAGCATGAAACACCAGCGGCCAGTAGACGGGGAGATTTTAAAGGCCGTGGGAATCACGTACCGAGTTTCGCTGGGGATTCCAGGCATGGGCCGGGCCAAGCAGATCATCACGGAGTATTACCTGGGAGAGGAGGCAAGATCATGATCGCATACAAGGGATTTGACACTGAACTGAAGGCGCGGTGGGGATCAGGAACGTTCCAGTACGAGGCCGGGAAAACCTACGAGGAGGAGCGCTCAAAATGTGCCTCCGGTGGCTTCCACTGCGCCGAGAACCCGGCGGATTGTCTGAAATGGTACCCGCTGGGAGCCGGAAACCGATATTTTTTGGTAGAGGCGGCCGGAAGCCTTGACGAGACGACCGGAGACAGCAAGATCGCCTGCACACAGATCACGCTGTTGAAAGAGCTGACCACAAAGGAATTGGTCGGCCACGCCATGATGTATATGGTTCGACACCCGTTGCGGGAGTGGGAGGGATCGCACACATGCCTGCAAATCTGCAAGGATAAGGCAGACGCACCCGCAGCCGGACACGTTGCCATTGCCAGGGGAGAGGCCCCAATGGTGAGAGGGGCAGAGGGCGCGATCCTTGGACTGATCCGGGAGGTTGGCGGGATAATCGAGGATGCCAAGCTTTTCGAGGTAACGGGAGATATCAAGCCATATACGTGGTACACCCTGGAGAATCGGACACCGAAGGAGGTGCAGGATGAAACGTAAAGCAGTAATGCAGCTGCCGGAGGCGCAGACAAAAAAGATGGGCAAGGTGCTCACGCTTCAGACCATGGACGAAATTCTGATCCTCAATTACTGGGAAGATCGGGCACTGGTTGGCCGGTATTGCATGAACACCAAAACCCACGAGTATGCCACGTATTATGCGGACGGATCGTGGAGAGAGCAAAAGCTGATGAGCTTAATGGGATACAACCCGGCCTATTACTCATATTACAGTGTCGGCCATGATGTCGCATTCGAGCCGGCCGCAGCGAAAGAAAATATTATGGCTCTCCTTCCGCCAGAATACGGGGAAAACGATCCGTATGTCTCAATAGGGCATCATGAGGAGGATTACAGCAGAGAGAAGAGGGATCAGAAAGAGCTCCGAAGAATTGAGCGAATACGGGAGAAGATGAACCAGATCCCAAAACTCCCTGACGATTTCAAGACATGGATCCACCGCGTGGCCGCCGGCGGGGAGGATTTTGGATTCTATGATAAGGACAAGAGCGAATGGAGCTGCACGGCCTGCGGAAAGACATTCGGGGAATCCGATATCGAACACGAAACGGGGCAGAAAAAGATCAAGAACAATCAAATCTTTTGCTGCCCAGAATGCCACAAGAATATCAGGGCAAAAAAGCGTTCAAAGGGCGTATCACTCCGAACATGCGCGGTGGTCCTTCAGAACGTCAACCAGCGTGCCGGTGTCGCCCGCTATATCGATGTATGCATTGATTGGGGATACACTGGCAGGACCATCAAAACATCCGAGGCCGTAAGAATCCTGCTGTTGAGAGATAGCCCCAGATATGCATGCGAACTGTACTATGGCCAAGGCTGCCGAAGCGATTGGGGAGCATACGGGGAACATTTCGACGATAAGAACCCGTCTAATCGGCGCATAGGGGAAGGATACCTACACCCGGAAGGAATACAGGAGGCATTGAGAGGAACATGTTTCTCGGACTGGGACAAGCTATTCCATCAACTGGCGCAGGCCGGGAAACAGCTGGACTACAACAGACTGATGATTGCCCAAGGGAACCGCGACCTGATTAACACGGTAGAATATCTTTTCAAGGGCCGGTTTGACCGGCTGCTGTTGGAAACCTCCAGGAAAATCTCACTCTACACATGCAATTACTGTGGTCCGCTGAAAATTCAAGGCCAATCAATCGAGCAGGTATTTGACCTCCGGGATCGGCAGCTGATCAACCGGATTCGTAACTGCGATGGCGGCGAAAATGTCCTTGCGTGGCTACGCTGGTCCGAACAGAGCGCGAAAAAAATCGACGAGGAAACCCTGAATTGGCTGACAAAATCAGACATTAAGCAGGGCGATTTGAGTTTCCTCACGGTTCCGATGTCACCTAGGCAAGTAATGAATTACGTCGAAAAGCAGCGCGCAGATGGGTACAAGGGAAAGAGCGCGAGGGCAATTCTGAACCAATGGAGCGATTACCTCAGCATGTGCAGAGGGCAGAAGAAGGATCTATCCGATGAACTGGTCTACCGGCCGCGGCAGCTCAAACGCCGGCACGACGAAATTGTAGAGGAGATCAGGAAACAGCGGATGATTGAAGAGATGAAACGCAGCAAAAAGGCTGCCGCAGAGACTGCTAAAAAGATGCGCGAGAAATACCCGGGTGCAGAGGAGATCCTGAAAGAAATCAAAGAGAAGTACGAGTACAGTAACGACGAGTATATGATGATCGTCCCACAGCAGTTGACAGAAATCGTCACCGAGGGAAATGCGCTCCATCATTGCGCAGGAAGCTCGGAGCGGTATTTTGAACGCATTATGCAGCGAGAGACCTACACGTGTTTCCTGCGCAAGGTCGCGGAACCGAAAATCCCCTACTATACCATCGAAGTGGAGCCGGGCGGAACCATTCGGCAGCACCGTTCCTATTACGACGAGGAACCAGGGGTTCAGGAGATCAGAGGATTCCTACGGGAGTGGCAGCGAGCAATTAAGAAACGCTTGAAGGAAGAGGACCATAAGCTTGCCCATATCAGCGCGCAAAAGAGGCGGAAAAACATCGAAGAACTTAAAGCAAAAAATAACATCCGAGTATTGAAGGGCCTGGAAGAGGACTTTATGGAGGCGATATAGGCAGATGGAAGAATTAAGAGAGCTCGGCAAACTTGCCAGCTATGAGGATTACAAAAAGGCGTTCGACGCGGAAGTCGGGCGGATCGAAACCGGGTTCGTGCGAATCGGCTATATGCTGCGGGTGGCAGTGGACACGGAAATCCTGAAAGAATCCGGATATGCCAACATGGAGGAATTTGCCTGGGCCGAGTATCGGATCGACAAGTCCCAGGCCTCCAGGTTCGTGAACATCAATAAGCGATTTTCCGAGGGCGGTTATTCCGACCGCCTTCAGGATCGTTTCGAAGGATACGGGGTTGCAAAACTCGGGGAACTGCTGACGCTCTCAGAGACGGTGATCGAGGCGATTCCGCCAGAACTGAGCAGAACAGAAATTCAGGAAATCAAGAAGGAGATCAAGGAAGAGCAGAGAGTCACAGACTTGGAGGTCATGATGGAAGGGCATAATAAGGCCCAGGAGGCCATGACGAGCAACCTGGACCGATTCATGCACCAGTATATCCACGATAACCCCGGAGAGTTGCAGGCACTTTGCGCGGCCGCACAAAGCGGCTGCGGAGCCGATCGCATCATGGACGCGCTGGCGCCGGCCGGAGCGGCCGCCAAGATGGCCCGTATCCAGGGGATCGGGAAGCTCATGCTGTCGATTAAAGGCAAGGATCACCCCATGGAGATCCTGAACATCCGGACGGGGGAAAGGGAATCATGCACCTGGGAAGCCATGCAGAATACGATCCGCGGGCTGGTCCTCTGCACAGATCCGGAAGAGTGCTACCGGGAGCTGTATGGGGAGCCATATCCGCCGGCAGAGGCGGAGCGAGAAGCCGAGAGGCGCCGGGCAGAGGAGGAAGCCAGAAAAGCGGAGGCAGAACGGAAGGCCCAGGAGGAGCGGAAACGGATCCAGGCAGAACGGAAGGCCCAGGAGGAGCGGGAAAAACGGAAACAGGCAGAAAAGCAGCCGCCAGAGAAGCAAAAAGAGCAGGAGACACCCCGCGAACCGAAAAAGCCGGAAGTTGCACCGGTGCAACCGAAAACCCAAGTAGTTACTGGGGAAACAGAGAAGCAAGAAGCCGAGCAGGTGCACCAGATGCAGATCGAAGAATACCCGGAAGCCCTGCCGGAAGGATACGTCAAGTGCCATGATGGAACAGAAGTTGTGGAGAACCCGGCGGAACTGACATGGAAACATATCCGGCAGCTGGCAGAGGAGTTAAGAACGGGGACAGAACGGGCTCTGAGTGAGATCGCGGCGCAGGACATTATCGACATGTACAAGGACGCCCAGACAATACTGGGAGAACTTGAAAAACTGATGGGAGAAGAATCATGAAACTACACAGCGAAAGACAGATCATCCGCGTACAGCTCTGGACCAACGGAGCATGGCGCCGCCAGATCCGCGGGACCGTGATTGGCACCAGTAACGGATTGGTAGGTGTGCTGCTTGACAACGGAGAATACGCAGACGTCCCGGAGGGGCGCCTGCGGGTGATCAGAAAAACGAAGAAAGGAGCCAAGTGTGATTAACCAGAAAGAAGCCATAGACATTTTACAGGCACACATAGTGACTTACCGCCATCAGGTCACGGACGAGGGATGGGAGGAGATGGTTCGCGCAGGCATCGCGCGGAACAACATATACGACAAGCTGGCATACAGGGCAGACGCCGAAAAGCAGATCCAGGCATATGAAATGGCGATCCAGGCTCTGGCCCGCGGGGGATCCGAAAATCTGGCAGACAGGTGCTATCTGGGGAGCCATTGCCCATTTCAGACACCGGTGAGACGAGCAGGAAATTAATTTTTGTCAACCGAAAGGAGAGCAAATTGAGAATACAATTTGGGAGACGCATTAAATTGTGCAACAATGTAACATACTCGGGGCATCTCGATAAAAATAGATACCTTATTATTGCAACCACCTGCGCTGGATCCGTATACAGCATTGTTATCGAAGGGGAGAGCAAAGCTAAAAAAGCATACAAACAGCTGCTTGAGTTAGGGTATTACGATGCCTCAAATGATGAATACAGCAATTAGCAATCGTTATTTTGAGGAGGAACAGGAGTGCGTAAAGAATGTGAATATTGTGAACATCATGAATGTGGTGATTGCCCTGTAGCCATGGGAATAGAGGAAGGGTATGAGTCCGTTGATTATGATAGCGAGGCAACCAACCCTTTGGATGATCTGGGTGATTAATTTAGCATTTCCAGAAGGGGGACCTAATGAAAATTACGATGATGCCGCCAGATAAATGCCCGTGCAAATCATGCAGATTCGAACCGGAATGCCAGTGGGCGCATGAGTATGAGGTTGTAGAGTGCAAGGACTGGGGCGCGAAGGAGGACGACGAGGAATGAAGAAGAGAAAGCGGCGTTGCCATGCAAAGTGGAAAGTAGTCCTCTGGCCTGGGCGTATGGACAGGTGCCAGAAGAGCGATTGTAAGAAGTGTCACTGCTATTATTAGCATTTTGGAGGTCAAGATGAAATGTAACGAATGCACAAAGAGTTATGTAGTCCTTGATGTATCGTGTACTTGGTTTGCAATGTGTAATCAGTTGGGCACGTCCTGCGGAATCGGATTATGTGATGGAGATAGTGATTGTGACGGGGATTGCGAGGATAGAGAGCCACCAGAGTGGGATAGCGATCTGGGACAGAACAATCAATACTGTATTCATAATGCAGATTAGCACTCAGTAG